GTAAGTCTAGCGTTCAAACCTTCAGGTGTCATAGAGTGGAACGCTGGTGAAAAATACTTTAACTTATCTTTCAAAGAATCATATACCATCGGATTATCACCTTTGATAACCTCAAAGTAATCACATTCACTCAACATCTTTCTTGTTAAGAATGTTGTTATATTATCTCTATATTTCTTAATTACAACATCAGGGTCTTGTCTTGGTGGTGTAATAACAGGTGGTACAACAACAGGTGGTGTTCCTGGCGGTGGTGGTATAATATCAATATTTCCTGGTGTTGGTGGTGTAACAACAGGAGGAATTCCATCTACGGTAATTCTTTTCAAAGTTGCTCTTCTACAAGCCATAGCATTCACCGAATACGTTGAGTCGGGGAAATTTAAATCTGTCGTACAGTTTATACTACCAGCATTCTCACCATTTAATCTTTTAGGTGTAACTGTTGTTTCTTCACCTAAAGCGGCAACGTTATTCAATATTAATCTCTGTGGTGATGCATTTATAAATTGACCAAAACTAATTGGTCCATCATCAGATGATAATGTAACATTTGAGATATAATTTACAACTGAAGAAAATCTTCTTTTTGATAACGATACGTTATATGTTGGTGCGTTTGGTGCTGATGCCGATGAAATAATATCCACAGTAACAACAGCTTCAGGGTTTTCACTTAGTATTTGATATAATTTTCTAAGAAAATTTTCAATTTGAGTGTTATTTTCTTCAATTACTTTGAAAAATTCTGAAACAGGTTCTTTTTGACTTTGTTGTGCCGTTTGATAATACACCCCTTGTTTTGTTGGTGATATGTAGGTATCCATTACATCCCTCCAATTTATTGTTGTAGTCGTTGATGATGTTTCTTGTGGGCCAGGGACATCATTATCAAAATAAAAAGTATAATCAACAAACTCCTCAAATGGTTGTTGTTCTTCAGTACTACCTTCTAATGGTGGTTGTATATCAATAGTACTGTTTCCCCCATCAGTACCTGCAACTTCAAAACCTAAATCAATATTACCAGGAATTATTGCGCTATTTATAGCATCAAAATCTTCATCGGGTATTGGATATGGTTTGTTGATTAGTTTTTGTATTTCAAAAATCTCATCAGGACATATATTTCCATATATTTTTACAAGTTCATATATATCATATTTTTTACATCCAGCAAAGAAAGAATCGACAATATTGTCTACTTTTTCTCTATTATTTTCATTAGCTAATACTTTCTGAACTATGGTATTCAAAATCGATGGGTGGTCAACAATTATTTTCCAAGATAAACTACCTGTTCTTGAAGTATTTTTATATGTATACACAGGTTCAGGACGACCTAAAAAGTCTGTTGTATTCCAGTTAGCATTAGATGATTCACTAACCTTAATGTCATATGGTGGAAACCACATAATTCTACCACCATTTGGTCCTCTTTCACAGAATGGCAAATCAATATATCTAAAACCAGGTCTATTTCCTGTTCTCCAAGCCAAGTTCTCAATTGAGAACATATATTTTTTTACTCTTGAATTTGCAGTATCACAGTTATTCAAGGGGAAATTCTCAATACTATCACCACCTTTTTCAGGTGCAATGTTCAAGTTATATGTTTTATCTAACACAGAATAAGTAAATCTTCTGTTTTCTGTGGTAATACCTTCAGTCTTAACTAAGTCATTGTATTGAAGATATGGTGTATCTTTTGTCCAAACACGACAGTATTCAACACCAACTTCGGTCCCATTTTGAGTTTCATATCTTAAAACTCTAGAACCTTTAGTCATTTCTTTATATCCATCATTGAATACTTTAGATACTTGGTCGATTGCATTTCCTACGTGTCTAAGTCTCTTAGCACCATTTGGTTGTGAGTTTACAAGTCTTTGAGTATCATCAAGAATTGAACCTTTAGTAAAGTCGTATTGGGTTGATTCCGTTGCACCCCAAGCTAATGTAGGAAAGTCAGGGTCATCACTTCCAATACCACCACCAGGTGTTGCATGTTTACCTGCATTTGGTGTGTATTTTGGGGATACCCACGTAAATCCACCGGCAATACCACCTCCATCACCATATGAAACACCATTTAGGCCAAACTTAAGGTCTTTATCTTCACCTTCATAAAGTTTACCTAATTGGGAACCATATACACTGGTTTCAATTTCTCTACCAAATTCATCAATAGGTAAATCACCTGACGGATTTGAGGCTCGAGCTGGGTCGTTTGTTGGACTTCCAACATAAAACTCACCATTTCTTTCGTTAACACCTTGATTACCTAAAATAGTTTGAACCAAACTACCGACAGCAGTTTTAGAATACGGTGGTTTGAATTTGTTATAATCTAAGTTATTAAATAAAACTGATTTTTGACCTTGTCCTGTATTATTTAGGAATCTTTGTGAAGAATTTATATCTGTAACAGGTCTAAGGAAGGCATTTAGAAATCCTTGACCTATTGGTACTCCAGCCGCTCCCGCCAATTGACTTGTTTGTCCCGGTACTCTTAGATACGCATTAGCATCAAAATAATCACCAGGAATAGGACTAACGGGTATATATGTACCTGTAAGTCTTGCCCCAAAATTGACCGCAGCGTTTATTGGTCCTGACGGTATTGTAATAGTATAATTTGGTTCAATAAGAGGTACTGTACCCTTAATAATGTTTATAACATTTATCGGGTCATTTAGATTTAAGAAATTCGCTCTCTTGATTGTAAGTTGTTCAACTTCTCGACCAATTCTTTCTTCAAATTCTTTTCTAAGAGTTTCAGCCCCTAATCTAGCAATAAATGAATCCTGACTTAGTCTACCATTATCACCACTTGGGTCCTGATTTATTAAAATTGAATATGGTGAATAAGATGACGGTAAAAAATTATCAGGATACGGCGCATTTACCTGTGGTAATATAATAATTGGTAAATCCTGATAAAAATAAAATAAATCAGGTTGGAATCTATTTTTACTAATCCATAGTGGTGCTGTTTGTACACCTTCTTGCAATCTTTCAGCATCAGATAAATCGTATTCACCTTCGTTTGAAGGTCTTGGTAATAAATTATTATAATTTATATTCTTATCGTAACCACCTTGTGGGCCATATTGGTTAAGGGGGTACGCTAAATCAGCAAATGGGTCATCCGAAATTAAAGTATCATCAGAATCTATAACCGGTAAATCTCTTGGTATGAAATCTTGGAATAGTCTAATAGATGGGCGTAATGTGTAGGGTCTCAGATTTCGAGAAATCATTGAGTTCCTAAACGCAGCGGTATCTGGTATGGTTAAATAACTCGGCATTTATGATAAATAGTTTTTACCGAATTTTTTAAGGACCTAAAGGATTTCTTGTAGCATTTTCTCTTTGTAATCTCTCTACAACTTCATAAACACCTCTTTGAAAGTCGGGATTATTAATGATATTACCATTGGCATCCCTAACAGTAACATCAATTTCAACTCTTTGTACATTAGTTACAGTTCCTTGGTTACCTAAATTTGGGTTTTCATATACCTCTTGAATTTCTTTTAAATTCGCATTTCTTACAATTTCAGTTGCTGAATCAATTGCCTTTACTAAAACTGTTGTTAAATCCGTTTCAGAAGCACCTAATTGTCTAATTGTCTCGTTTACAACATTTCTAATACCACCTTCAGTAATTCTAGAACCTTCAGGTGTTATAGTTTCAACACCTGTAAAACTTGTAATACCTTGTCTTCCAACATAACCCGCAGCACCTCTAACACCTTCAGTGAGTTCAGTAATTTTTCCTGCAGTTGTTATTGGTCCAACTAACGCATTTCTAACCGCGGCAATATCACTAGCAATACTTCTATCAAAATCTAATTGTGCTCGAGCAATTTCTTCAACGGTTTTTGGTTGACTTTCTTGGAATTTTCTTGTTTTTTCTAACTCATCTTTTGTTACTTGAGAGGCTAATTTTGTTTCACTTATAATATCACCACTTGCTTCGTCTTTATATTGTACTTTTACTTCATACTGACCTTTCTCATTTAGATAAGCCATATTGGCAATAAATTTCTTATCATCCTCAGAAGAAAAATCTCTTGGAAATCTGATTTCTTTCATTCTTCTATCTAAGTCGGCAGCATTTACAGCCATTTTTGAGAAATCAGCCGCACTCATACCAGCAGCTTCAGCCAATTCTCTCATCCTTCTTTGAGAACCAGGGTTGATTGTGATTTTACCTGTTTTTTCATCAACCATTGTCAATGATTTAGCAACATCAACAAGTGAATCTTGTAGTTTTCCTGGGTCGTTGATTGATGCATCCATCAACGCGAATGGGTCAACTAACGCTCCTGCCGTAACACCTAACCTTTGCATTGCCGCAGAAAACTCAATAGCACCTTCTGGATTCATAACTTTCTCAGCTAAATTAAACGCAGTTGACATATCAATACGAAGCATTGAAGCTTGTGATGCCATCTTTGTCAATCCTTGTACACCCCCTTGGAAATTATATAAATTAACTTTTTCCGTGTTATTCAACACGTCTTTCATTACTTCACTAGCATTCAGACCTACTGAACGAATATAACTCATTGAGTCTTCAATCTCTTCAGTAATAATTCCCAACCCAATACCAATATCTTGGAATTTTCCTACATCAAACGCATACCCTGCCTCACCTAAAGCCACTTGTGCCGCGTATAAGTCAGTTAATATCTGTTTGTTACCAAGTAATTGTCTGTTCGTAGATTCAGCAATACCTTCAATAACATCATTAAGGTCACTAAAACTACCTCCTAACCTATTGATTTCAGGAATAGTATCACCAATAAGTTGTTTTATTGAACCTATACCGTCCCTACCAACACCAAAGGTTTTTACAACATTGGATGCGGATTTATCAATTTCATCAAAACTATTTAATATAGCTTCAAGAAGATTTGCAGAATCCCCTAATTCGTTTTTTAAATCGTCCATGAACGCCATATCAATAAATATTATTTCTTAAGTTTTTCTTGTTGTTCATCCACATACTTGTTTAGCATGAACTTACGCCAAAACACAGGCATAATCATAAAATCAGAATATGAAACGTTAAATAACTTTGATAGAAAATAGAATTCTTCAGTTTGAATTCTTATATAATCAGATGAAAGGGCGAAAAAATGTGACCCCAAACGTAATGTTAACCATTACACTTTCTCCTGACGGGGCCATAACTGCTTTTCGTAAATCTAATCTTGGTTCATTTTCCTCCAAAAAGTTTCTAATAAACTTAGAATCCATGATTGGCATTTGTTCAATGAACTTTGAGATATCTTCTCTACTATCTGTATTATTTATTGATAAAATCATTCTTTGAAGTCTCCATTGTGTTTCAGGGGCAATCATACCTTTAGGGTATTCATCCACATTTTTTTGGAGTTCCATTAGTTCACCATAATTCAATGGTTTTAATTTACAAGTAACTCCTGATTTTGGTAATGTTATTGTATATGTACCATCAGGGTCAGGTGATTTACCTTTTTTAATATCTAATTCTTCTAAACTAATTTTAGTTTCAAATCGTTTGTTTGTCTGAGGGTCAGTCACCATAATGGTATAATCACTACCAAATGATGTGTTTCTCAAAAATATTAATATAGCCTCGACATCACTCTCCATTAAATCTTCAGGACGAATGTCGGTTTCATATAATTTATTCCTAATAAGATTATATATTACTTTTTGAGCATCGTCTCTCAAACCAGCAATAATAATATTTTCATCTGAAGCGGTAAGATATCCAACTTTAACAGATTTCTTTTTATTTTTGTAAAAAACACCTCCACTAGGTAATGGTACCACATCGTGTGGGAGGGTAAAATTCATTTGACCGTATTCTTTTCCGTCTGACATAATATTAAAAACAAAACCACAGGTTTATTCCTGTGGTTAAGTATATATTCATAATAAAATATATCAATACTATTTTAGTAAACAAGTATACAACGGTCCATACGTAAACTTGTATTGATGGTAGCCAACCCATCTTGAGCGTAGTTCAACGCGTTGAAGTTTGTGTTTGTTAGGAATGTACCTTCTAAAATCCACTTTTCAACAACAACACCTGTTGGGTCCAACATTTCTAAGAAAACATCTTTTTTGTAACCTGCAGCATAACCCATACGACCTGTGACTGATTCTGCATGTAAACGAACCCATTCCATAAGAGCCTGAGCAGCTGATGGACCGATTGGGTCTCTGAATACAACAGGAATCTCATCCCAATTGAATCGTCCCGCTACGTATGTTGATGTATTCAAGAATGGAATTTCAACAGAATTAATTTTTATACTTGGTCTTGCTGTAGATTCAACAAACCACTCGTTAATACCCAATGTAGAAGGGAATCTTAATATGAATCGGTTCACTCTCTTTGGCTCGTAAGGAACCGGCATTTTCATTAATAAATCAGCCATTTTTTTGTTTTCTTATTTTTTGTTGTTTATGTATCTATAAATATAGTCTATGAAAGTTTTTCTCTTGACTTTATTTTTTAGTTTTATTATTCATTTAGCAACCAGTTCCAGTTCTTACTAGTTCTAGTTTATACTAGTTCTTAATTATTCTTTCTTTTTAATACCTCCAGCTGTTGAATAAATATTAACTAGGCTATCTGGCTTATCAAAATTCTTCTTCATAACTTCCACATTTTTTGGGTCGTCATCAGAAAAACCTATCGTTGGGGTAAATTTGAATCCTAAATCAGAGACAAGATTATAAGTTTTTTCTAATAGTCCTGCCATTCCTCTGACATATTTTTCAAAGTCTTTCATTGCTTCCACCTTTAATTCCTCAGGATTTGCTTCAGCACCTGTCCCAAAAGAAACGGGGTGGTACTTGTTTAGTGACAAATAAGTTTCAATCATTTCTTCATCACCCATATTATCTTCACCTACAAAGTCTCTGTATTTTCTAAGGTTCTTAACCAATTGTTTTTTATCAATACCACCATAACCTGAATCAATATACTTTTTCACCGCCTTTCTTAAAGTGAATGGGTTATGACCTCTTGCGGTAATAATAGCAAATATGGAACCGTTATTAATTGCTTCTTTAAAGTCCTCCCAAGCTGGACCTAATTTTGCCGAATTAATATCTCGTAAAAACTGAGAATCACCTTCAGTTCTAAAATTTCTAAAAGGGTTTTCAGCATAACCAGTTATCTCTTGTCCTCTATAATCAAATGGTTTTTTTCCAATAACACCTCTGTATTCTGCAAAATCTTCTGTTGACATACCAATTTCATCACCATCAACATTTTGTAACACAATTTCAGTCGGCATATGAACAACATTATCGTCCCAATCAAACGCATAATATTTCATATCAGGCAAACCAGTGTCCGAAAAACCCTCGGACACTGGTATTATATTTTTCATTTGTTTTTTCATTTATTAGATGTTTTCAAATGAAGCTCCCGCTGGAGTGATTAAGAATTCAATATCAATGAATTCGAGTGCTTTAGTTGGTTTCAAATAGATTTTACCCGTCAAAGTATTTCTATCTAAGTCAGCAGGGTCTGAAGAAACCGTAACTCTAAAGTCATATATACCTCTATCTCTTCTTATTGAATCCAAGATTGGGTTTACAGAATCCAAGAACTGTTGTCTTACAATCTCGTCGTTTTGTTCAAACAACAATCTAACAGCAACCGCTGAAATTAGTTTTCTTGTTTGTAACAACAATCTTCTAACGTTCAATCTATCAAGAGCACTTTCTCTAACTTGAAGAGTTTTGTTACCCCAAATTACAGTACCAACATCAGAGAATGTTGCAATTGGGTTAATTCTTCCTTCATAAAGAACGTCTCTGTCTTCTTGAGTGAGTTTCTTTCTAGCCTTTACTGAATTCACCAAACCTCTAGTGTAACCCGCAGTTGCGAACCATGGGAATGATACGTTATCGGTAAGTGCTAAGTTTCTACAAACTTCACCTGTTGCTGGTAAGTAGATTTGTGTGTTATTCACAGTATCTCTAACCAAAATCCAAGGATAGTAAGTTGCAGTATAGTTTGAGTCGATACCTGAATCAGTCAAAGTATCTACCGCTTCTTGTGGGTAGATAAAGTCAGTTGGGTTACTAACAGGAACGTACATGTCAGTATCAGGTGTTGTACAAATGTATACTGAATCCGCTCTTTCGTTTTCAATCATATCAATTGCAGAATCTATCAGATTAGAGTTGTTTACATAATCAATACTTGCAGTTGCAAATACATTTATATTAGTACTTTCAGGGTTGTTGAATGATTGTATACCCAACAAGTACGCGTAGTAATCAGTATTTGCATAATCCTGAGTGTTATTACCAACAGTAATTCTCTTGAATGTACCTGAACCGGTTGCACTTGGATATCTTGGGTCGGTACTACAAGCACCTTTTAAGTAACCTGAACCACCTAATACGAATCTATCTTGGTTAGTTCTATTTTCTCTATAGATATCCCATCCATCAAAACCACCATACATAAGAACTGTGAACTTTCTTGAGTAAGTGTAGTAGTATGAGTTAGTTTGAGACTGTGGGTTATTTTGGAATGATGAGTCACCAACAAAGAATGCTGTTTCACCACTTGTAGTATAAGCATTTGCAATTGTAACTGCGGTTGCTCCTGAATCCATGTGATAACCTTTTGTTAGAACATTCCATGGAGTACTTTCAGTTGCAGTACAAATATCCGATGGTAATTGTTGACCTTTATATTGTAAGAAGTCACTATCATAACCAACTTGAGTTGAGAATCCTAAGTAAACTCTTCTCTTGTTGTCACCAGAACTTGTTGTTGTATTTGCATTACCTAAAGTATCACCAAATGGTGGGTCATAAATTGTTTCACCAGGATAATCATATTTAGTTTTGTAAATTGGAAATGGTGATGGGTTAGATGTTGATGAATACATTCTTGTTACATAACCTTCAAATCCAC